TAAATGATCCTTACTTGGGTGTTATTTTTTGTATGGCAGTGGTAGCAGCAAGCACAACAGGCGACACATACACAGGTGTGTTGCTGGGTATACCAGGTGCTAACAGTGCAGCCGCAACAATGGTAGACGGCTTTCCTCTTGCACAAAAAGGTCAAGCAACATATGCAATTACAGCCGCAGTGACAACAAGCACTGTAAATGGCTTGCTGTGGGGAACACTGACATTTGCATTGTTGCCTTGGTACACAAACTTGTTAATGATACTGGGCATTCCTGAACTGTGGGCGTTTACTATGTTAGCACTAGCCACTGTTGGCTTTGTGTCGAGTCGTTGGTGGGTGCGTAGTTTGATCGCTATTGCAGTAGGCATTGGGCTAGGCTTTATAGGTACTGATCCTACAACAAATGCTGACCGCTATACGCTAGGTTGGGACTACTTGGGCAATGGCATACAACTAATGCCTTTTGTCGCAGGCTTGTTTGCAATCCCAGAACTTGTTGATGGACTAAAGCGTAGACTTGCCACCACAGACAGCGTTGATCAGTTTGGTCAAACTGTGGCAGGTTTACAGGCAGTATGGGCTAATAAATTTGATGCACTCCGAGGCGGGTTTATTGGTGCCTTTATCGGCTTACTGCCAGGTTTGGGTGGAGCAATGGCAGATTGGATGGCTTATGGTTCAACTGTTGCTGCTCACCCAAACGACAAGTTCGGCGACGGAAACATCAAAGGTGTTATAGGACCAGAGGGTGCTAACAATGCACAAAAAGCAACATCAATGATTCCTACTGTGCTGTTTGGTATTCCTGGTGCACCATTTGCGGCTGTTATTATGGCACTGTTTATGTATTTGGGATTTGAATTAGGCACACCAGACTTGGCATATGATGAAAGATTTTTTGACAGTTTAACATTTGGCTTTATGTGGGCAACTGTGCTAGTAGGTGTGTTTTGTTTATTGTTTACTAGATATATTAGTGCTATTACCCGTGTGCCATACCGATATTACTTCCCATTACTACTTGTGTTTATTACCTGGGCATGTGTTCAGTACACAGGTGGTTGGGAAGATTACTTTATTCTTGCAGTGTGTAGTGCTTTAGGCATACTGTGCAAAAGATACAAGTTCAGTAGACCAGGAATGGTTATTGGATTTATACTAGCAGAGCGTGTAGAGGCTCTAACACTACAAATGACAACACTGTATTCAATTGATACATTGATTACAAGACCAATATTTGTTATACTTGTACTAGTGACACTGGGTGTGTTTGCTTGGGGTATAACCTCTAAAAGGAGATTAGATTATGCGTAAATTACTAATGAGTCTAGCCATTGTGCTAGGTATGACCACAACAGCAAGTGCAGATTATACATTTGTTGTTCCACAAAAGCCAGGCGGTGGTACCACTGTTTGGGCAGAGATTGTTGCCAAAGAACTTGAGCCGTTCCTTGGTGAGAAGATCATTATTAAAACTATTCCAGGTGCCCGCGACATTCCTGGCTTTAACGAGTTTCACAACAAACTACAAGCAGATGACAAAACTGTAATGGTGTCACACGGTGGTAACGGTGTTAGTTTTCTACAAGAGAACGTAGACTACAACTATGCAGACTACACCAGCGTAGGACTTATGAACCTAAACATTATTGCAGGTATCCGCAAGGATTTTAAAACAGGTGACAAGATCTCATTTGCAGCAGGATCAGGTATGGTGCCAGAAGCATTTGCAATGACAATGTTGCTGTGTGGTCCTGGATTGAGCATGGATGAATATGCAGAGTGCTTTAAGAAAAGTGTTACTTGGGTAGCAGGTATGAGTGGTGGCGAAAGACGCCTGGCATTTAAGCGTGGTGAACTAAACGGTACTCGTGAAAATCCAGCAGCATACAAAAAGCATGTTGCATCAAATGCAGACGCTGAAGTATGGTTCCATCATGGTATCCTGGATGCAGCAAGTAAAAGTCATGTAGCAGATCCAAACTATCCTGGTTATCAGTTTGAAGAAATGTTCGCTAAACAGTATGGCGTAGCACCAAGTGGTGAGTTTTACGATGCATACAAACTTGTAAAAAGTTTCCGTGATGGCATGCAAAAAGCATTGTGGGTGCGCAAAGACAATCCAAATGCAGCGGCACTACAAGCAGCACTAACTGCAATGAGCAAAGATCCAAAAGCAACTGCAAACATTCAAAAGAAAGTTGGCGTGTATGATTGGAAGATCGGTGCTGATGGCAATGCACACAGAGATGTGCTAATGACATTTATCACAGAATCAGCACTACGCAACCTAGTTAAGTTTAACACAGAAGCACTTGGATTAAAAAGTATCTACAAGGAAAACTTGGTTAAGTAGTGAATCACATTACAATAGTAAAATACGCAAGTGCAGTGACTATCCTCATAGCGATGGTCCTGCACGTTGCTGGTATAACTCCATGGAATAGTTTTGCACAAATGATAGGCGCAGCAGGATGGATTTATGCTGGTTGGCGTATGAATGAGAAAGCAATTATATTGAACTTTCTCCCACAGTTCTTTATAATAGTACCAATGCTAATAGGATTATATCTAATATGACAGTACTAATCGCCGGCGGTGATAGTTTTACATATGGAAGTGAATTGCCCAGTCAAGAACATGCCTGGGCTAATTTGCTTGCAACTCGTAAAGGGTGGAACATCTGCAACACTGCACGACCTGCAGCAAGTAACAGTAGTATACGCCGCAATGTAATGAACGCTGTACACAAATATAGTGAATTGGACTTGTTTGTTGCAGTTATGTGGAGTTTTCCTAATCGTTATGAGTTTAGATTTGCATATGACACTGGACACTTAGACAGTCCTTGGTACAGTATCAACCCTTGGACATACAATGAAGAAAACTTTGAAGATCATTTCTTTACAAAAGATGATCAAGTACTAGCGGCACAACAAGCAAACAGAGCCAATGCAGAAGCAAAGGGTATGACTGCATTTGCTAAAAGTTATGTACAAAATGTAGCACAAACTGAGTATTGGGAAATATATAACAGTTGGTGCGAAATAGCAATGCTGCAGAACTATCTTATTAAACACAACATACCCTATATCTTTACACAAGTTGACAACAGTTTATTTGAATGCAACAGTGTAATGGACGGTACACTTAGTACACTCAGAGCTGACATTGACATGAGCAGATTTGTCGTGGATGAGGGCATGTTTAACTGGGCGAAGCGCACAAAACAAGACTTTTACACAACTCATCCTAGAGAGAGTGCGCACATAGAATGGATAAATATGTTATACGATAGGATAGTGTAATGGATATTGTTGACATCATCAAAAATACAAAACAGATCTACATGAGCGAGAGCAGTCTCGAAACCATGATGGACATTGAGCGTGTCATGGATAGTTTAGACATGTATGCTTTTAAGAATTGGAAAAAGGGCGAACTAGTAGAAGGCCCTATCCGTAAAAAGCATTGGGTAGAAGCAACATTTATGTGGCCCAAGAAAGCAATGCCGGATCCGGATGGTGCAAAGCGTCTACTAGGTTACAATGCTGTGGTAACATATGAGCAAGCATCACTAAAGACTCCCATTAAAGTTGAAGACTATGGTGACTTCCGTCCTGGTACTAAAAAGGCTAAACTGCGTGAAGATCCAGTTTGGTTAGTAAAAGTTAAACTTCCTGTTGAACTTATTAAAGAGTTCCGTGATGGTTATATGGAAATTGAAGGCAGTGAAGTTGATCTACAAGAGATTGATGATGCCTACGAAGAAGGACTGGACCAGAGCGAACTAATGAATACAAAGTCAGATGAGGAACAGCAGGATGGCGCTTGATCCACAGGACCTAGAAGGTCGCATTGAAAGCACTGTACACTTTGATGAGTACAAGCCTAAGATGGGCAAGGATGATGCAGTTATTGTTGCAACATTTAAAGTGTTCGGCAAGCAGCCCGCACTGGATCTAGAGAACTTTATTGAAATGGGCTATGACTGGGTTATTGATGCAGAGACTAGCGCAGGCGAAGTTAGTGAAGGTCGTTATATTGTTTTTGTAGAAGCAGAACGCCGTAGCACATATCCACAAAAGTTTATGAGTTTGATTAATGACCTAAACAATCTCACAGATGTAGAAGACTGGACCATGGTTTATTTTGATAAGCCAGACTCAAAGAAAAATCCAGTACAAGCACTTAGCGCAGAAACAATTGCAGCAAGTGTTCCACTAAGTCCTAAACAGTATAGAGACAGTAAAACAGCCGCTATAGCAATCGAAAGTATTTTAAATACTGCGAGAGTACCTCGCACCAAAGGAGATATCAATGAATTTAGAACGTTTACAAGAAGACCTCGCGACTGACGAAGGTGTAGTATACGAAGTATACCTGGACCACTTGGGTCTACCTACAGTGGGCATTGGACATCTTATCCTTGAAAGTGATCCCGAGTATGGTGCTGAAGTAGGTACACCAGTAACAGAAGAGCGTGTTACAGAATTATTCCAACAAGACTGTGAAATAGTACTAGCGGATTGTCAAATTCTCTATCCAGATTTTGATGACTTGCCTGAAGAAGCACAGTTAATTATTGCTAACATGATGTTTAACATGGGCCGTCCTAGACTGAGCAAGTTCAAGGGTATGAAGCGTGGTGTAGACAATCGTGATTGGAATGATGCTGCAGATGAAATGGTTGACAGTGGATGGTATCGTCAGGTCACCAACAGAGCAGAGCGACTTGTTAAGCGTATGAGAGCGTTAGCAGACTAATAAATACAGTATAACATTGTATTGAGGAGAACTAACAATGGCTTTCGCAGGCGCAGCAATCGATCCAGTAGGATCAATCTCAGAATCAGATATTGATTCATATTGGAACACGTTTGAAGCACGTGGTGATACATCAAACCCAACTAACTACAATGACATGGACTATCATTTCCGTACGGTAGTGTGTGCAGGTATCCCAAGTGGTCATACATGTAAATGGGGTGTTAATGATGCAGGAACAAAATACTTCCTAACCATTAGTGGACCTAACATTAACAAGACTTGGAGTTAACTTGAGTCAAGTTGAATACAAACCAATTAAATGCCAAAACTGCGGTGACAATAGTCACTGCGGTTCGGCTAACTGGCGTGAAGAACGCGACTATGATGGAAATTATAATTTAATCAAAGCATGCGATGCATGTAGATGTAAGGAATGTTCAAATGGTAAAAAAGTGGATCAACAGTAGAATTGAAGAACGGACCTCATGGGACGGAGCAGTGTTAATTGCAGTAGGACTAGTAATTCTTATTGCAGGACCATTTGCTAAACTAGCAGCATACGGTGCAATTGCATACGGTGCTTGGACAATATGGAAAAGCGAGTAGTAGAGAACTATGAACTTGATCCTGACAACAGAGAATGGATGTATGATTGCGAGGGCAATAAAGTCGTCAAAGGTGACTTTACAAAGCTCTGGCAGCCTAAGCGTCAACTCGTCAGGAAAGAGCTCGTCAAGTAGTTCGGAGAAATAAATGTCTAGAGTCTATATTCTTTTAATTGTTTTTGGACTACTAGGCGGCGTTGGATTCGGCGCTTACAAATATTACACGGACACACAACAAAGAATACAGACACTAGCAGAAAACAACGCTAAGTTGGAGGTTGCTCTTGAGACAAGTGAGAGCAGCATCAATGCCTTGCAGGCTCAAGCACAACAAACTGCAAAGCTCACAAACGAATTACAAGTTAAACTGCAAAAAGCAGAAGCATATGGAGACAATCTCCGTAATCGACTAAGACAGTTGGACCTACTTGCAGATGCAGTAGCAGATCCTAAAAACCTCGAAGGACGAATGAATGGCGCAACAGCAAAACTATGGCGTGAAATCATGGGGGAAACTGGCAATACTAGCGGCAGTAGCAGCAATCTTCCTAACTGGTTGCAGCCGAATGCCGGAACCGGAAGTGAAAGTAGTAAAACAGGTACAGAAGATAGCAGTACCAGTAGTAGCCAGACCCAAACCAATTGATTTAGCAGATACGAGAGTATATGTAGTCAGTAAAAATAATTTAGAAGAGTTTATTGCAGAGTTCACTGATGAGAATGGCGAGCTTGCTTTTGTTGCACTAAGTATAGGCGACTATGAAAATCTTGCACTAAATGTTGCAGAACTACGCAGATATATCAATCAACAAACAGACATTATTGTCTATTATGAAGAATCAATGAAACCTGATGAGACCGCAAAAACAGACTAACACTCGCTATGGCAATGTAGTATACTTTCTTGATGACCCAACCATAGGACAGAGTCTAGAACTATATGGTGAATACTGCCACGATGAAATAGAGTGGATGAAAACTCTTACCAACCCAGAAAGTTTTGTGCTAGACATTGGTGCAAACATTGGCACACATACTATTGGCATCGCACCACATGTTAAACGTGTTATGGCATTTGAGCCTGATCCTGATAACTTTGATCTATTAGTAAAAAACGTTGCTACCACAATGTGTAGTAATGTTACACCTGTACCTGCTGCAGCAAGTGATGTGCTGGGACAGGTAGGTACACATTTTGACTATGGTAAAACCTCATTAACAACAAGTGGTGAAATACCTGCAACACCCATAGACATGATTGAAGGATTGCCTCGCATTGACTTTGTAAAAATAGATGTTGAAGGCATGGAACTAAAAGTTCTAAATGGCATGCGTCAAACCATAGCAAGTTACAAGCCACAAATGCTCATAGAGATGCAGGATCCAACAACCTATGCAAAGACCTATGATTTTTTAAATGGGTTTGGTTATAATATCTACTGGCTACCTGTGAGAACTTACACAGAATTCAATCACAAAAATAACAAGGAAGATGTGTTTGGTGCACAGCATGGTGTAATAAACTGGATCGCAAGCACTGCGGATTTAAGTGTTAAACTATCAAGTGTAGTTGACAGAGACGATACTGTAGAACGCATGGTGTATAGAAGAACGCAAAACAGTTAAATACTATATCGACGAGGAGATTATTCGATGTGGGATATGATACAAGAGATGGCGAGTGATCGCTTATGGATTTATACAGCATTAGTAGGATCATTGTTTGGACTAGCATTTAGCACTTACTTTGCAAGCACAAGAATTGGACTATGGATGTATGCTAAATTTGATCTTACAGTTGATTGGTTAGTTGAACGTTATGGTTGGACATGGTTAGAGCAACCCAAGGATGCATGGCGTAAAAAGTATCCACATGTTACAAAAAAGATAGATAGTTTAGAATTACGTTTAAAAAATATCGAAAATGATTTAAAAGAAAAGCACAATTATAAAAAATAATATATGAACATAAACCACATACATCTTAAAGATAGTGAAGTAATTAGTTTTATCAATAACATTAATTTGTCATATACAAAGTTACAAAATTTTTCATTTAGTGATTTTGAAAATAAATGGCGTGACTGGTTGCAAAGCAGTAGTTATAATAAATGTAATTTAGATACTATGAAGCATTGCGGATTTACATCCGGCACCACCCAGAGTTTTAGCGAATTTATTGCAAGATATAATCAGTGTAGAATTAGAGTAAGTCGTAGCGATTTTATACTAACAAAAATTCTGTGTAATCAATATAATGTAAGTTGGAAATATATAGAAGAATCGCCACTAGAACTAAACGATGCACTTATTATAAGTTTGCCTTTTAGTGGCAATGGTAGCATTTATCCAAACTATGATAATGTATTAGATACATGTGATGAGTTAAATATTCCTGTTTTTATAGATGCCGCATATTTTGGAATAAGTCATGGTATAAGTTATGATTTACACAGACCTTGTATAAAAGATTTTTCAACAAGCATAACAAAAACTTTTGGGTGCGAAACCATCCGGTCAGGTGTAAGATTTACTAAAGAATTAGTAGATGATGCAGTAACAGCACCATTACTTGGGCCAGGATTATTTGATAGGGTTAATGCTTATATAACTATGCAACTTTTAGAAAATTTTAGCCATGATAATTTTATTAGTAAATATATAGATAAAAGTAATAATATTTGTAAAAAATATGATCTTACTTCAACTAATACAATTACACTTGCTATTACTAATGATTCCCAATATCTAAGAGGAGACTATAATCGTGTCTGTATCACGGAGTACCTATCTTAATAAACTACAAGACAATGATTTTCTATGGTGTACAAATATAAGTGCCGATTGGGAATCGATCCACAAAGACTGTGAAGATTTAGCAGAAAACAATCAGGATCACTGGCGTCCCGACATGGGAGAAGATTACAAACCATGGGACGAAGCGGGTGTAAAATTTAAAAAGTATTGGGATAGTTTTGGCGAGTACGGACTAGCACCTAGTAACAAGTTTCAAGGCTATAATAAACATAATACAAGACATTGGGAGAGCACTGCTAATAAACCTACACTTACAAGTCCTTGGATGGATGAAGTAATGGAACAATTGCCTCTTACTCATAAAGGTTGTAGAATAATGATGCAACCGCCTGGAAACACAATGCCATGGCATGTAGATAACTTTTGGAATCTCAGACACAATTATCCAGATATCGGTAAGTATGCAATAAGATATATTGTATTTCCAAAGGATTGGGATCACGGACATCTGTTACAAGCAGGTACAACATTCATTACACATTGGAAAGCCGGTGATGTAATTGTATGGCATCCGGATCGCTGGCATCTAAGTGCTAATGTTGGTATAAGTAATAAATGGACTTTTAATGTAACAGGCATATTAACTGAAACAGTCTAAATAAATACTTGGTAAGGAGAGACCAAATGGCTGAGTCAACTAAAGAAGATATTGCTGCAGCAAGAGCAGCAAGCGGCGTGTATCATCCAGCAGACAGCAACGGTGATGGACATGTAAGCAAAGAAGAAGAACAAATGTATCTAGAGTTCAAGCGTAAAGAACTTGAAGATGCAGATGCAATGCGTGATGCGCAGCGTAAGATGGCTTGGTTCAGTCTAGCAGGTATGTTGCTGTATCCGGCAATTGTTCTAGTTGCAGTATTACTTGGCATTGACCAGGCTGCTAAGATCCTTGGTGATATGGCTGCAGTTTACTTTGTGTCTGTTGCTGCTATTGTTGCTGCATTTTTTGGTGCACAAGCAATGCAAACAAAGCCTAAAAAGTAAAAGTTTACATATGAGTCCTAGTATAGTATAATTACAGTTATGAACTATTATGATGTGCTAGGACTCGAACCTACCTGTAGTCCTAAAGATATACAAACAGCGTATCGCAACAAAGCAAAACAGCATCACCCTGACAGTGGTGGAGATGTTGACACCTTTCATGCGGTTGCTGAAGCATATGAAGTTCTAAAAGATCCACATAAACGTGCAGCGTTTGATCATCGCAACAGTCGCAGACAACATATTAAAATAAACACTGGTAACATGGACAGTGTATTTGACGATATGTTTACAGTGTTTGGTGGTGCAGGCTTTCATCCTAGTAAGCGTGAGTATCACAGAGCAAGACAGAATAAAAATCTAGCAATAAGCATAGACTGCACACTGGAAGAAATACTGGCGGATCAGGAAAAAACAGTTAGTATTAGACACACTGATGGAAGCAGACACTTAGTCAATCTTAAGATACCTAAAGGTATTAACAGCGGCACTAAAATAAAATATGGCGCACTAGGTGACAAGACACATGCAAACTTACCTCCAGGTGACCTAACTGTTACAGTAAATGTAAACGAGCATGAAGTGTTTGTTAGAGAAGGTGATAACTTAAAAATGCACTTGACACTTGGTGCTTGGGATGCTATAATAGGTACAGTTGTGCAAATTAACACCATTGAAAACAAAACTATTAATCTTAACGTACCCGCTGGCACACAATATGGTACAACTCTCAAAATAAACAAGCACGGAATGTATAGTAAACAAGGCACAAGAGGCGATTTGCTTGTGCAAGTTTTAGTAAAAATACCTGAAAACCTAACAGAACAACAATTAAATATATGCAAGAAATTACGGGATGACGAATGAGAACCTCTCCAGAAGTAGATAAAGCTCTAGAAAACGCAACTAAGATTGCAAACAAGTATGGTCATATGTACATTAGCACTGAACATATGTTGCTTGCAATGTTTCTAAACAAAGAGTTTGCTAAAATGTTAACGGAGTTTGGCGTACAACTCGGCGAACTTAAACTGGATCTAGAAAGTCACATTGCTGACATTTTTCATTCATCAAACAGCAAAAGCCAAATCAAAACGCAAGCACTAGAGCGTGTGTTTAATCGTGCGCTTACAAGTGTACTGTTTAGTGGCAGAGAAAGTGTTGCACTACTGGATATTTTCATTAGTATTATGAGTGAGAACAATAGTCACAGTAGTTACTTCTTGATGAAATACAACGTCAACAAAGAAGAGTTTATGCGTTTTGTAAAACAAAACACTAGAAGCAGTCAACTGAATAAACAGCAAATGCAGTATTTGGATGGCATCATCGACGAGTTCTGTGAAAACTTAAACACTCAAGCAAGTGAAAAAACACTGGATCCTGTTATTGGCAGAGACGACATCATTGATGACATCACTCAAACATTTGCACGCCGTAACAAAAGCAATGTGCTTATGGTGGGCGATCCTGGTGTAGGTAAAACTGCAGTTGCAGAAGGACTCGCTGTAAAAATTGTTAATAAAGATGTACCTGAATATTTACAAGACCACACTGTTTATAATCTTGACGTAGGAAGTATGCTTGCTGGCACACAGTATCGTGGACAGTTTGAAGAGCGTGTTAAAGAAGTATTAGGTGCGCTTATTCAAAAGAAGAAGTGTATCCTGTTTATTGACGAAGCACACACACTTAAAGGTGCTGGTGCAGGCGGTGGTGGTGGTACAGACTTTGCTAATATGCTAAAGCCTTACTTGGGTAGAGGCAAACTCAAAGTTATTGCAAGCACTACCTGGGAAGAATACAACAGTAGTTTTGAAAAGGATCGTGCGCTAATGCGTCGCTTCTATCACATTACTATTTCAGAACCTACACCTGCACTTGCTAAAAAGATTCTTATGAGCAGTAAGAAATACTATGAGAAGTTTCATGGTTGCAAGATTACAGCACAGGCAGTGAATGATGCTGTTGATCTAAGTGTGCGTTATCTCACAGACAAACGCTTGCCTGACAAAGCATTTGATATGATTGACAGTGCTGGTGCAAAGCAACGCAGACTTGGTGTTAAAGATGCTACAATTGATCGTCAAAACATCCTTGAAGAAATCAGCAAGTATGCAAAGATTCCTATTGCACAATTAGAGGACAATGAGGATACTGTCAAGCCTGCAGACATTGAAGCAAGTATTAAGTCACAGGTGTTTGGACAGGACAGTGCAATAGATGGTGTGCTTGAGAAAGTTTGGGTTGCTAAAGCAGGACTTAACAAGCGTGATAAGACACTGGGTGTATTTGTGTTTACTGGTCCAACTGGTACAGGTAAAACAGAACTTGCAAAGCAACTTGCAGAAGCAAATGCAATGAAACTACTACGCTATGATATGAGTGAATATCAAGAGCGTCATACAGTAGCACGTTTTATTGGTGCACCTCCGGGATATGTAGGCTATGAAGATAGTAACCTCAGTGGCGGTCTGCTTATTCGTGATATTGAGCGTAATCCACATGCAGTTATACTGTTTGATGAGATTGAAAAAGCACATCCGGATGTAAGCAATGTGCTACTACAGTTGATGGATGAAGGCTTCGTTACAGGCAGCAATGGTAAGAGAGCAGATGCTCGTAACTGTTATGTTATCCTAACAACTAACTTGGGTGCAGCACAAGCAGAAAAGCGTACTATTGGCTTTGGTGAAGAACATGATAGCACTGCGGTTGATGAAGCATATAAGAATTATTTTGCTCCTGAGTTCCGCAATCGTGTTGATCAAGTGTGTAAGTTTGGTCCACTGCCTGAAGTTGCCAAGCGTAAAGTGTGTATGAAGTTTATTAAAGAACTACAAACACAACTCAAAGAAAAGGGCTACGGACTGGCAATTGACGAATCAAGCGTTGACCTAATTCTCGCACAAGGATATGACGATAAGATGGGTGCAAGACCAATGGCTCGTGCTATTGATACTATGTTACGCATGCCAATTGCTAAACAAATAAC